TTTACGAGTAAACTTACTCGCAGGTACACGGTAAGCAAGCTCAGACTTAGGTCTATCCATACCATCTTGTATCGGTTTAAAGAAAAACGGATAGTTAACAGATATTGGTACAACTTTGTCTGTAAACATTTTTTTCGCATCACTTCCACTTTTTGATAATATACCGTATCTACTATCACTTGATATTGTAGCTAAGTTAACTGTTTCGGCTGATGACATAAAAGAAAAACCAGATCGTCTATTTTTTAAGTAGCACATACCATAGCATCTTTTATCAGCTTTGCATGCTTCCCAAAATATGTAGAATAATCTATTAGCTTCTCTAAAATCAGGCGCGCCAACATCTATTTTACTCCATTGTAAATACATATAGTGACTACCTGTTATGTATGTTGACTTACCGTTGTTTTTAAACCAAAAACCTTCATCTCTTCGTTTAAACTCTTCGTCTATATAATCATACCATTGGTCTTTAGCTTCTTCAGGATAACTACGCCAGTCAAATATATTTTTTAGTTTAGATAATTCTTTAGGATACTCTAACCTTTGCCATTTGTTTTTACTGTGCACATGCACTCGCACTGGTTCCAACGGCAGAGCAATGCGCAAACCTTGCAGCTCAATGACTTCACCAATTTTACCAGTTTTTGATATAACGATAATATCGTGTTCTTTATTATATCCATATTGCCATTTTTTACCTCTGTTCATACGAGTTATAGTCGTACGTTTAACAGGTTCAATTATTTTAACTAATGTTTGTTCGTAACTCATTTTGATCTACCTTCAGCAAAACCTCTAAATACTCTTTGTTTCTTTTCTTCTGGCTCTTTACCTTCAAGTATATTCTCTTCTTCTTGTATTCTGTTTAATATTTCAAACGCATCAAAGATAGCTAGTTTTTTTGTAGCTGCGGCATTTTTTAATCTATCAGCACTAACATCATCTTCTGTGTTAGTTATTATTTTTTCTTTAGCAACATTAATCAGTTCTTCAACTGCTCTGTGCCCAGCTTGGATTATAAGCTTCTTCGTCTCCTTGATATTCATATTTAATTGTAATAAATTTAGTATATACTCTATATAACAACTCACCATCAATAACAAACTCGTAATTAGACACTGGTGTAAAACCCACAAGATCGTTTATTTTAAAACTACCATCGGTGTATTTTATAATACCAATATTTTCTTGTGTTTCACTATTAGAGTATTTATCTTTGTTTTTTATAGGTTTAACCCAACAAAAACCTTTTGGTGAATACCATTGCCAAAACTTTTTATATAAAAATATTTGATCTGGCTGTACTATATAAGTGTCTTCGTTAAAATAACTTTTACTATTTTTTTCTACACCATATTGATTATGCCAACGTCTAAACACATTATGGTGCAATATAACATCACTACCTATATCTATATCTGTATCACCAATAATAGGTGTTGATATTACAGTTGCTTGTCTGTTAATGTATTGGTGGTTGAAAATTTCAGTATTAACAATTAACTCTTTATCTCCAACTTTTTTTACGTTATTATATCTTTTACCTATTGGCTTTACAACAAAGTTGTAAACACTTTTCATTAATACTCTAGATTATATTCTACAGATACAGCCATGTTTTTGTTAAAGTCTTTCCACGGTAAAACATCTTTATTTTTTTTAATATATATAGAAAACTTATCTTCTTCTTCTATAATATCAGATATTATATGTCCACCGTAAACTTCTTGACCAACAGCGTAGTGCATAGCGTCGTTTTTATAATCTTTACCGACACTAATCTTTCTTATTAACCTTGCCATTTTCTGGATATTTTATTGTACCATCTTCAATACTAACATCTGCAGTTCCATAGTCTTTTTCAAGTTCACTTTGTATTAATTTAAGTTCATCTTGCAAACCAGCTACCTGATGTGATAGATTATGCTTTGACGTTTCAAGTCTACCTATCTCCATTTGAGCCATGTTGATATTGCTAACTGTTTTTTGTATTTTTTCTAACTGCTCTGCAGTTACTTTTTCTGGTTTTAAGTCAACCAGTTTTTGTTTTTTTGCCATTTTATTTAATTTAAATTAATTATTTGCTACTAAGATATTCAAATAACAATGCTCTATTAGTAGCGTCTAAAGCATCATTTAATATTACTATTTCATATACTGTTAAACCTTGAGCAGGTCTACCTAATTCTACAAAATTAGTCAAATTAGAAATAGCTTCGTTACCGTCACCACTAGCTAAAGTTGCTTCTTCACTGTTTACAAAAACTTTTACAGTACCATCACTAGCTCTTTCATAACCTACTGTGTACTTAGTATCGTTACTTAATGAAGTTGCTAGATTATAATCAAATCTATTAGATATTTTTATTCTAGCTTGAGAATTTGTTTGCATTTTTATAAAATCAGTTCCTCCACTATCTACTTGTGTTGTGAAAAAATCACCTGGTGATGAGTGTTCAACTCTAAGATAAAAAGAAAATTTACCTAAAGTTAAAGCTGAGTCATACGCTAAATGATCGTCACTAGCGTTAAAAACTACAGCACCACTAGAAAGTACTGGTTGGTTAGCAGCTCCACCAGTACCAGTTAAGTTATTACTACCTTTTTGATCGTTCCAAGCTGTTACACCATCAGCATCACTAGTTTGCCCAACTCCAACTCTATACCAGTGTAATAACGTTGATAACTCTGAAGGCTCCCAAATAGGCACATAACCAGCAGATAAATTTAGTCCTAAACCAAGTCCCATTATATACCTACGTAGGCTATTACTCTACCAGTTGCTAATTGAAAACCAGTCCATCTACCGTAAATAGTAACACCTTTTGGAAACGTTTCGCCATCTACAGCAACACCTCCATCAGCGTCAATATCTGTACTAGCGCCATCTGAGCTAGGAAAGTTTTGAGATTGTTCAGGTACTAAACCTGAAGTTCCTGTGTTAAAAGTTGTATCTTCTAAAAACGTAATAGCACAAAACACTTTTGATATTCTGTTTACGTTGCTAGCTGGTGTGCTATCTGTATCACGACCACCTATTAACGTAACAGCATTTGTACCAGCAACGTGTATGCTACCCATTTGACCAAAGCCCCAAGATACTTCTGTTGAATTTACTGCCATAATTTATTTTTTTACTTTTTCTAGTGATCTACCGCCAAAGTAAGCACCGATCACTGTTATTAATACTAATTGTAAAAGATCTACGTATGAGTCTTTTACTTCGAAATTTATAAAGCCAGCGTCTATAAATACTAATAACACTGTACTTATTACTAAGAACACTAACACTAGTGGTCTTATGTTTTTGCTTAACCATGAATCACTGTTCATATCAAGCTTCCATCTCTCAGTTACTTGCTTTTGCATTTCAGCTTCGTAACCCATTATCAAATCTTTTATTTTTGCTTCAGCCGCTAGCTTTTCTTCTTTTGTTGTAGTTAAGTTATCTAAAACTCCACCTACGTTTTTTACAAGTTCACCAGCTCCAGCTGAAAATATTTTTCCTAATATACTCATAATTTATTTTTTAATATCCACCACCACCACTAGAACTACTACCACTACTACTGTAACCACTACTAAATGTTGTAGTAACATTTGATCTACTAGCTCTTCTAACTTGACTTGGTGTTAAAGGATTTGTTACTACATTTAAATTTGCAGCTGTGATGTCAGCATGAGTAGTACCAGCCATATAACCTAATTGACCTAAAAGCGTGTGCGTATGGTATCCTGTTATGCCATATTGACTACCCCAAAGCTCAGCTTCAGCTATTGTAGTGAATAATGGTATATTATCTATATTACCTATTAAACTCATTTGTTACCATTATTTGCGTCATTTTCCCAAGGAAAATCATGGCTACCAGCTTCTTTTGCAACACCATCTACTATAATCATATCTTTACCATTAATAGTTTGTCTTGGATATGTAGCGCCATTATACTTTACAAAGTCATCACCATAAGCTAGTTTACCTATACGCATATCAGTAGCGTGACGCATC